TTCATAGGCTAACTTTTTATTGTGCTAACTAACATAATCTTCAAACTTTGCATTCAGATCAGCAAACCATATAAACCTATTGTTTACCCATCTTGCTAGTTGCTTAACATCTTTTGGTGCAGATCGCTTTTCATAAATCATTATGTAAGGTGCCATTCCTATTTCTCGAATTCTATATACTCGCTCTAAGTCTTGTTCGAATGTTGTATTGAAATTCGTTAGCACGTATACAATAGTCTTCCGCATATCGCAATCTGTCATTTCTTTGTAAAGTTTCAGCTTTGGCAATATAATCTTGCCGTCATTGTAGTTGTCCCATGCAAAGTGTATTTTCAATAATCTGATCTGCTTTAAAAGTTTTATATTATCCTCTGTAAGTAATCTGCAATCAACTCCTTGGTTCATATTAACTTTGGCTTTACTGTCAATGAGTTGCTGTAGTAATTCTTTATGTTCAATACAGGCTAGCAAGTTCGGATCAAGTAACTCTATGTTTTTCTGCCCTCTCCAAAACTCTGATAAGCCAGCAACCTTGTGGCTTTTCAATCCCTCTTTTTTGCCTACTATACAGAAATTGCAATTTCTAGGGCATCCTCTGGTTAAAAATCCGTATGCAGTATCTTTAATTCCGTACAGGTCATAATCTGGATAGATATGTTCAATCTCTGGTATTAGCGGTTCTCCACCATCTGGATAATAATAACCGGTTCCGCTCTTGATAACCTCGTCAGCATCTATACAGTATTGATAATCTTGTGTAAATGTGAATACCTTTGACATATAAACTTTATCCATATGACCGCTAAACATTGGCTCGTACCACTCAACATGATCTCCTTGTTGCTTGTGCCATGCTGACAACTTCATGATCGGTAAATTTGGAAAGTTATGACCGTCTACATCTATTAAACCTATCTTCGCTTTTCTCACCTCTTTACTGTACTAAATGATAATTTCGCTTGCTAGCATTGTCTGCACTCGTCAGCATCTTCATAGCTTTCATACAGTTCACAATACTTGCAAGCGTCTATCGGTTCATCGTCAGTTTCCGAGTAGCAATACCCTAAGCATTTACCGTTTTTATCTTTTGCAATCCCTTCGCAGTCCACCTGTTGTAGCTTTATTCTTTGCTCCCCGAGCTTTGCACAATTTTTCTTTGCTTCTCGTTCCCAGTAATCACGTTCTTGCTGCAATTTGCTTATTTCTTCCGGTTCAAGTCCGGTATCTTCATATTTTCCTAACAATCTCACTGCCATAGAATAATCAAAAAACGCTTCATATGTACCAAATTCTCCTACAATTGGTTTATGGTCTTTAAGGCTGTATTCAAAACATCCTATGGTCTTTTCTGTCAATCTCTCCATATCATTCACCTGCCTTTATTTTTATGGCGCCTAATATAGGCTTTTCCTTATTCATTGGATACCTCCATGGTTTCGGCACCGGTCGCCATGCAATCACAAAATCTCCAATCACTGCAAATTCCTCCGCATAAGTAACAGCTTCAAACCATCCTTTTGAGATCTTATAATCTTCACGCTCTTCATCATATTCCATGTCGTCAAAATCTCCCCAGCCATATCCGCTGTCCTCACTCCATATTGTCCCATCCTCGTAAAATGCACGGCATGTAAATCTAAATGTTTTATTTTTCATGCGCCTTTCAATGGTAACTTCAACCTCTTTTTCGGCTTCCGGCAGCCGCTCCGTTACCGGTACCCAGCTATTGGTTTGCTGCGCCTCTAGGGCAGATATAGCGGCATCATAAGCTTTGTCAATATCTGTCCAACTTTCATCTTTGTTCGGTATTGTTGTTTTTCTCTTTAGGATTTCAATAGCTTTTTCGATATCATTCATCCTTGACAGCTCCTTTCACAATTTCGATTGCATGATTATAATTATTTCTAGCAAACCGATCATGGTAATATTGCCCCGTACTCGGTAGTATTAGATCTCTTTCGGCTTCCAACTGCCGTATAACCTCATCCGCATCAATTAATCTCATTGCTGCACCTCCTTTTTAAATAAATCAATTAATCCCTCTGTCAAATCAATATAACCTTGTATGGTTTCAATGAGTCCAATTTCACCGCCGAAATGCTTTTCTATGTGTTCATCGCTGTCAGCAATTCCGATTGTAAGTAACTGCCTTATATTTGCTTTTGACAGTGTTACTAATTCTCTGTAGGTTGGTTCGTATAGCGGTATAGTTTCTTTCGTAGCGAAATCTATTGCGGATTTATTGTCTGTTTCTCGCATATCATCCCTCCTGGTTCATATCCATAAAATCGCTTAGTTTCATCTGGTTTATATTCTCATCCATCCACCAGGCAAAAACTTCATCGCCGGTTTTCCATTGCGTTTTTAGTCCTCGCATTAATCCCTCCTATGTAGACTAAATAAAATCACTTAGCTTCATTTGGTTGTCCTCGGGATACATCTTGCGCTCCCAACCGTAAAATCCGATAGGCTCGTAGTATTTACAATCCTTGCAATATGGCTTGGTAACTGGGTTATCGCTCATGTGTTGCCTCCTATGCAAACCTTAATTGTTGTGCGGTATCATCAATCATCAAATTTCCCATTCGTTCGCCGACTTTCAAATAAGGACAATTTGCTTCGACTAATGCTTGCGCCATTATCGGAACTACAGAATTGCCTATCCTAGCAACCTGTTTCGTAATCGGATATGGTTTTCCTGTATAGTCTCGATCTATTATGTAGTCAAGCGGAAATCCATTGCCTAATTTTAGTTCTTCCGGTTTCAACATTCTAAGATAAATGTCAACGATTTGATACTCCTCTCCCTTTATCATCACCGTAACAAGCCCAAATCTATCCTTTGTAACTATCGTTCCGATCGGATCATTAGCGCTCTGTCCAGTACCGGTGCCATAATATTTGATTAAGAATGCTGATACCAAACCAAAATGCCCAGGTGAAGTAGTGATCGTATGTATTGGCTCAGTTACGTTTTGTCCGGTACCAGTTTTATAATATTTGGTGATAAATGCCGTAACTAATCCGTAACGGTTCGATGTATCAATGGTTTTTATAGGCTCTGATACTGTTTGCCCTCTTACATATTCACCCTTTGTTTCTGAATGATACTGGATTAAAAAAGGAAATGAATATTTATCCTGAAGAATATAAGGCTCTGGATTATCAAATATGAACTTTTCAATCCCTCTTACTATTCTTCTCTGCGTTGCCTCTGCCAATGGTTTCTTTCGGTCGAATATGGATTTGCCAAGGTCTGTCCAGTCTATATAATTTGAGATAGGCTCCCAGGTATCTTTCGTTCTTGTTGGCTCTGGCCAGACAATAGGCTTTCCATCCCTCCGGAATATTGCATACCATCGTTTGCGTGTCGTGGGTGCTCCATAATCTGCAGCTACTAATTCTCTGCTATCAAATTCATATCCCAAACTTACCATTGCCTTAATAAATTTCTTATAATCTTCTCCTTCACGCTCTTTGATAGGTTTGCCGGCTTCATCTAATGCTCCCCACTTCTGAATCTCTTCCACGTTCTCCATAATAATTACATCGGGAGTGACTTTTCTTGCCATCTTATAAACCGCCCATGGCAATATTCTTAGCCCTTTTTCACGTGGTTGTCTGCCTTTTGCCTTACTGTGTGATGTACAATCCGGTGATGCCCACATCAGTGCAACATACCGACCTTTGGTATACTTAAGAATGTCAACCTTGAAAATATCCTCTGTGATATGTAATGTGTCCGGATGGTTGGTCTTGTGCATTAATATTGCATCTGGATCATGGTTAATCGCAATATCAACGGGTCTGCCTAATGCCATTTCGATTCCGACGCTTGCCCCTCCTCCACCGGCGAAGCAATCAATTATTATGTCCTTCATCATCCTACCTGCCTTTCTTTTTCTTCGGCTTACCGTACATAAAAGCGTTCATATTACCTTTCTTGCCGCTCACGGTAACTTGCTTCTTTCCGGCTGCTTTGACATATTTCATCGTTTCGCCTCCACATATCTAATCCGCTTCTTCCCCTTTTTCCTTGCCACGATCCGCCCTTTTCCGGTCTTAAGTAACTCCGCCGCTTGCATCATATCGTCCCAGTCCCTAATCAAATCCATGTCAAGCTTATGTGTGCGCACACGGTCAATCTCCCCATCCTTGATGACTTTGTATCTGCCGTTGTAGAGGTAGCCTCTGCTACTGTAAACACAAGCGGATTTTTTACCCATTCCGGTAACTTCCGCGACCTCTGTGGCTGTCATTTTTGTGCCTATCGTCTTGCCGTTGTCTATAAGTGTGTATGTATTCATAAGTCCTCCTTTGCTTCGATTTGCTTTGACGTTTCACTTATTAATCGATCTAGCATTATCTGTTTTTCTGTTTTTAAGGATAAAGGCAATTGATTATCCGTTCTCTTCCTCTGTGCTTCGGTTTCGTAAATCATTCTAAAATTTGCTCTGTCAGCTGATATATTGTCACTCATGCAGATATTTTGATAGCCAATCCTTTTCACGCACTTTCTTGTGAGATCGTCAAGGCTATTCATTGCTTCGAGTTCTTGCGGATATCCAAATCTACGGATCGCCATCAACACTTCTTCCCATGCTTCTCCCCAATCCTTGACGGGTAAGGAGGTGAGCATTGAACATTTTTCTCTGATTTCCGCAATTGTCGGGGGAAATTTTAATGTGCTAATTAACTCTAGTACTGCATTTTGACATATCTGATAATCTATATCACTTAGCATCATGTACCAGATATTCATTGATGCCTTGTCGTTAACTGCCGGATACGAAGTCTTAATTGCCGCTGCTATTTTCATGAACTCTTGCTCTGTCACTTAACCACTCCTCACCTAATTTTTGAAAATCATCAAATGAACTTTTGCTCTTAGTTTCCTTCAACGGGAAAATGCCTTTCCAACCGTTGATGATTGACTGATTAAGTATTTCAATCTTTTCGTCGTTATTATCAGTCATTTTATTAAGCTTGCTTAGCATCAGGGTAATAGCTCTGTCCGTCATCGGAGACTTTATCTTTTTGCGAAAATCTATAAAGTCAATAATTGATTGGTTAAGCAATTCATCC